AGTAATCCTAGACGTACCACAAGCAACAATGGGGGCAGCGCTAAACGCTGTCTTCCAAGTGCAACTTCAGAACCCTGACCAACAGGTAGGCTCTGAGTTTGCTGTTCGTACAATGGTTAACGGCGCAGAGTTCGATGTCGTCCGTAACCTCAACTCATATACAATTAGGGAGCCTTACTAATGATGATTTCACCTCTTACCTTCGTGAGCATCGTAGCAATCGTTGTTATCTTCTTCCTCGTAATATTCATTTAAGGAATAGCCGCAATGATGATTTCACCTAGTACTTTCTGGATTGCTGTAGCAGCAGTAGTCCTCACCATCCTCGCAGTAATTATCTTTTAAGGAATACACACAATGGAAGTCACAGTAGTAGTTATCTTTTCTATTGTACTGGCCGTAATCTTCCTAGCAATCTTATCTCATTAAGGAATGTACACAATGAATAATCCAAGCAACCTAAGCAATGCCCAGCGTGCTATCACTCCTGGTCCTGACTTCAACAAAGGTATCAACTTCCGTATGACAGCAGAACGTCGTGCTAAGAAGAACAAACGGTACCTGAAAAACAAAGGGGAGCAGTCATGAACAACACTAACCCAAACTATGCAGCGAAGATGATGCAACAACAAGATACCACTGTGACACTAAGTCTCCTAACGGTGCTAGAGGACATTGAAGCAGCTAATGACCCTGCGAATATCCCCTTCTATGTCTCCCTCAACGAGTCCTTGTCCTCCATGCTTACACCTGAGGAACTAGAGCGGTTGGCTACTCGGGAGATTAGTACTGAGTGGCTCACTACTGTAGCTACTTTCTTTGCAGACGTATAAGGAATACACACCATGAACACTAACCCAAACTATGCAGCGCAGATGATGCAACAACTAGATACCACTGTGACACTACGTCTCATCACGGTACTGGAGGATATCGAGGCAGCTAATGACCCTGTGAATATCCCCTTCTACGACTCACTCAATGAGTCACTATCCTACATGCTTACACCGGAGGAGCTGGAGCGGTTGACTACTCGGGAGATTAGTACTGACTGGTTGGCTACTGTAACTACTTTCTTTGCGGACGCAGAGGTGGTTGCTTAATGACTAAACTTGAGGAGCTAAGGGAGGCTTACCACTTATCTTCTAAAGAGTATGATCGACTTAAATATGTCGAGCCAGATGTCCGCGCCTTTCTTGCCTTCGCCGACTATAACAGAGCTCGTGCAGCTTATCACAAGGAACTGGAGAGATTAGATGACTAAGAGTATACACACACTTATCCCTGATATCATGAAAGTGATTGACGGGGAAGGCGGGTGGGACGAGGCGATCACTAAGTACCTTGCAGATACAATCTCTGAGGTAGCTAGTGAACGCTTTGGTGGTGTACCGGAGAAGCCTAGGGATACCCTGAGCCTATCCGGTATCGGCAAACCCTGTGAACGCCAGCTGTGGTCCAAGGTGAACGAGCCTGACCAACAGGAAGTAATCAACGCTGAACTCAAGGGTACGTTCTTCTACGGTGACCTACTGGAAGCTCTAGTGATTGCCCTTGCTAAGGCAGCAGGTCATGACGTACAGGGTGAGCAGGATGTCCTCTACGTGAATGGCATCAAGGGACACCGTGACTGTGTTATCGACGGGTGGTTGGTTGACGTTAAGTCAGCTAGTGATTTCTCCTTCGATAAGTTTAAGAAGGGAGCCTTAGCTACTAACGATCCCTTTGGTTACTGCAGTCAGCTTAGTTCCTACCTGTATGCTGGGCAAGATGACCCACTGGTTACCGAGAAGAACAAGGCAGCTTTCCTTGTCATCAAGAAGAACCGCTTTGAGTTGTGTCTCGACGTACATGACTTCACTGCTCGTCTACCCCACAAGGAAGCTGAGGTTCAGCATAAGAAGGACATGGTTAAAGGCCCTATGCCTCCCATCCCTGCTGTTGCTCAACCTATCCCTCAGTCTAAGACTTCACCTAACATGAAGTTGTCTACTCTGTGTACCTACTGCTTCCGTAAGGAGAAGTGCTACCCAGGGCTACGTTCCTTCCAGTACTCCGGTGGTCCATCACACCTCACATTCGTAGGTAAGGAACCGCAAGTACCTGAGATAGGAGTTAAGATATGGTGAAGCACAGTCCAATACTGAATGTAGAAGGGGTATGTGAGTATTACTCTGCTAAGGATGGTGTCCCCATTAAGTACGTATGCACTACAAGCCTTACCCCGAGAGGCAGAGCCTACGATATCTTCTTCAGAGATACACCTCATCCACAGTTTGGTAACAGGTACTTCGGCCTCTTCAAGGAGAATGATGGAGGATACATCACGGGGGCAGACAGCGTTGAGGAACTGACCTTCCACTGTATTGAGGGTAAGGACGGGTGGGAGTACTCTTCCCATGTCCATGACTTCAAGTATGTCGGTGATAACTACATAGATGGAGGGAGGTCTTATACTCGTTTAGGAGGGAACACTATGCCTAGAGTAAAGTCCTACGTAGTCCACGACGGGCGCTTTGTTGTAGAGATGGCAGCTGAAAATGGCACCTAAGAATAAACTATCAGTCAGAGCCTTAGCTATCCTGCACGGTTACAAGAGTGGCCTAGAGGATAACATAGCTGACCAACTGGAGGCACTAGGTAAGCCTGTTAACTACGAGACTAGGAAGATCAAGTGGGAAGACTACAAGTTACGTAGTTATACACCTGACTTCGAGCTAGATAACGGTATCATCATTGAGTCTAAAGGCAGGTTCTTTGCAGGTGACCGGAGGAAACACCTAGAGGTACAGAGGCAACACCCTGAGTTAGACATCAGGTTCGTCTTCAGTAACTCTAAGGTTTACTACAGTGCTAAGACTACGAAGAACAAGAAGACATACGGTGACTGGTGTGATGCTCATGGCTTCAAGTATGCCGATAAGCTTATACCTCAGGAATGGATTGATGAGAAAGAAGGAGGAGAAACATAATGCTACTCACAGCACTCACATACGTTGTATCGTACCTTATCGTAGGCATGGTGCTCTCGATAGGTGTCTGCCTCTACATAGATGACAACGATGACTATGGGTGGGACGAGGCGCACACTGTGCTGTTCCTCTGGCCCCTTGTAGTGGCTGCATCTATCTACTATTACGTAACTGACAAAGGAGACGACGAATGAAATATTTCTTCCCAACAATACTATTTGTAGCTGCCTTAATACAGGTAATCCTAGCTTTCATGGCGGAGTATAACGGAGAGTACACTAAAGCTATCTACGAGACGATGTGGGCAGGGGCGCTGTACTACTTCTTTAATGAGGAGATGAACGATGGGTAAGACAACACTAGTATTTAGCTGCGCACATGCAGCACCAGAAGTAAACAACAAGAGGTTTGATTGGTTAGGTAAGTTCATCTATGACCTTAAGCCTGACATGGTCATTGACCTAGGGGACGGTGCTGACATGGCAAGTCTCAACTCGTATGACAAAGGAAGACCACAGGCTATTGTAGCCCAGAACTATGAGGCAGACATCAATGTCTACAACGACTCCCAAGAAAGACTCCGGCACCAGTTCAGGCATCACCGTAAAGGTAAGCCCACATGGATCGGGTTTGAAGGAAACCACGAGCATAGAATCCAAACGGCTCTCTCCTATGACCCACGACTTGAGGGATCAAAGTACGGGATTTCCTTTAGCCATCTTCAAACAGATAAGTACTTCGACGAGTACCACCCCTATAAGAACTCAGCCCCCTCTATCGCTAATTACGATGGTGTGGACTACGCTCACTACTTTGCTCCTGGTAACTCTCCTAGTGCTATGTCTGGTATTCACCATGCTTATGGACTCGTCTCTAAGCGCCATGTATCTTCAACTTGCGGTCATTCCCATCTTAGGTCTATGTATATGGCGGATATGGCGGGTCCTAATGGGGTTGCGGGCCTTGTCGTCGGCTGTTACAAAGGGAAAGAAGAAAGCTGGGCGGGGCAGAGTAACCTTGGTTGGTGGAAAGGTGTGGTGGTAAAGCGTGAGGTAGCTAACGGTATGTATGAACCACAGTTTGTATCTATGAAGACACTGAAGGAGCAGTATGGATGAGTTTTAAAAGCGAAGCAAAGGAGCTACTACACTTAGGGGTATGGACACTCGGCCTTCTGCTTGTCATGGTTCCTGTCTTTTCTTTGGTGGCTTTAAT